AGCAACAAGTGATCTTGTTCAGGGCGAACCTGCGCTGGATCTTACTAATAAGCGCCTCTACACAGAAAACGCAAGTGGTGCTGTAATTGAAATTGGCACTAGCCCTAGTACTATTGATATTAATGCAGGTACTATTGATGGCACTGTTATTGGAGGCTCTACAGCCGCCGCAGGTACGTTTACTACGTTTACCTCCACAGGCATTGATGACAATGCTGATGCAGTAGCGATTACTATTGATAGTGCTGGTCGTGTTCTTATGGGAACAACCACTGAAGGTCAAGGTAGTGCCGATGATCTTACAATCGCTACCAGTGGCAATACCGGAATAACTATTCGATCAGGCACATCCAACGAGGGAGCTATTTATTTCAGCGACGGTACAAGTGGAGTCGCAGAATACGAGTGTATGCTTGCATATGACCACTCTAGTAATTTTCTCCGCATTATCACTAATCACGCTGAAGCGGCGCGTATCGACAGCTCTGGCAGTTTACTGGTTGGCACAACAAGCTCACAAGGCGGGCATGTTTTTTCTGTTAAAGGTGATGGAGCTACCTGTGCCGTTTTTAGAAGAGATAGCGATGATGGTGGTGTCTTGAATTTTATGAGGGGTGCTAGTTTTGTTGGATCCATTACAGTTGCCTCCTCAAGTACCGCATTTAATACTTCATCAGACCAACGCCTTAAAGAAAACATCGTAGATGCACCAGCAGGAAACATTGACGATATTTGTGTACGTTCGTTTGATTGGAAAGTTGATGGGTCGCATCAGACCTACGGCATGGTCGCACAAGAACTCGTTGACGTTGCACCAGAAGCTGTAACGCAAGGCGACTCTGAAAACGATATGTGGGCCGTGGATTACAGCAAACTTGTTCCGATGATGATTAAAGAAATTCAAGATTTAAAAGCCGAAGTAGCGGCACTAAAAGGAGAATAAACAGTGGCACACACATGGACTGTAGGGGAGATGGACTACACCATTTCACAGGACGGACACGCCAACGTAGTTAACACCGTTCACTGGCTTTGCTCAAAGACTGTCGGAGAAAACTCTGGCTCATCCTACGGCACTGTAGGGCTTGAAGCTCCTAGTGGCTCGTTTGTTGAGTGGGCTGATATTACTGAAGCTACGGCTGTTGGTTGGGCTAAGGCGGCTCTGGGTGACAATCAAGTAGCGGCTACAGAGGCGGCTATTGATGCACAGATTGCTGAACTTGCTACACCTACGTTTGGCACTGGTGTTTCTTGGTAATCTAATGAATGGATCCTCTTTCTTTAATTGCTATGGCGTCTACAACCTTCAAGGGTATACAGACGCTAGTAAACAGAGGTGCTGAGATTGAGCACGTTGCTCAGAAGTTAGGCCAATGGTACAGCTTTGCGTCTGACATAAAACAAGCAGAAAAAGAAGCTGAGAGTCCCGGTGTATTCAAGAAGTTATTTGATGGTAACACCGTAGAGCAACAAGCACTCAACAGCGTCATAGCTAAGAAAAAGCTAGAGGAGCAAGAGAAACAGATACGAGAACTCATTGTGTGGTCTTACGGTGTCGAGACTTATCAAGAGATGATAATGCTGAGGCGTAAGATTAAAGCACAAAGAGAAGAGGTAATCTATAAGCAACGCAAGAGGCAACGTATGATACTAGATAGTTTCTTGTTGTCTATAGCCGCTATCGTATCAGCAGGTATTATTTACGGTACGATAACTATCATCAAAGGTGCATAAGGATGGCAGATCAAGGTATGAAAGAGGTAATGGATACGGTTTCTGTAGCAACTGGTGTTGGTGCTTTGGCTGGCGTACTGCCTTCCTTAGCTGCGTTGTTGACACTCGTGTGGACAGGTATACGCATATGGGAAACAGACACGGTGCAAGGCTGGCGTAACAGAGGTAAGCAATAGTGTGGCAAGCACTCATTAGTCCTATCGCTGGACTTGCTAAGACTTGGATGAGCAATCGTCACGAGCAATCACAAGCTAAACATGTAGCTAAGATGCAAGTGATAGAGAACACAGCGTCTTGGGAACAGCACATGGCACAGGCTAGTGCTAACTCGTGGAAAGACGAGTGGTTCACAGTAGTCCTGAGTGCGCCTGTGGTAGCTATTATGTGGGGCGTAGGTATGAACGATCTTGATATTATTGGTCGCGTAGGTGTGGCCTTTGCAGAACTAGGGAAGCTACCTGAGTGGTATCAATATCTTTTGTACGTTGCAGTCACAGCCAGCTTTGGCATACGTGGTGCTGACAAGCTGATGCAGCTAAAGGGTGGTAAGTAATAATGGAAATTTACGGCCCGGAAGACTTTGACGATCAAGACGATTTTGATGACTTTTTACGAAGGTTTATAGATCAGTGGTACTCCGGTCTGCCTGATGGAACTCTACCTAACGCCATGCCGCCGCTAGAGTATCTTAAATCTATATTAGGTCCACTCCCAGAAGGTGCTGTGAATTATGCCTATAGTGACTTAGACGGCGACGGAAAAAACGAACTTTACGCTGTAGATGCTGACGGTAATCCTCATACTGTTTACGGCTCCGATGACGATAGAAACGTCACGACTACTCCTTATGCTGATTGGAGCGCACCAGACCTCTCTGAGTTAATTGAGAAGTACGGTGAAGACGCTGTTAATGATCTCAAAGGAAAGTACGACGAACTCGTAGATTTTATTGGTAACATACCAGAAGATCCTCTAGGCTCTATAAAAAAGATGGCAGAAGTTTTTATAGAAGGTGCTACTGGTATATCTCCAGATTGTCAGAAGCAAACCACTGGAACAGAAACAGAACTTGAAACGTGGATTCTTGACTGTGTTAACGTAGGAATATTAGTTGATATAGGTATTCCAAGTCTTCCGGGTTTAGGTGGTATATTTAAGAGTACTACGCTGCGTGACATTAAAGAAGCCGCAGAAAAAGTAGGGTCAACCTTAGAAGACTTTATTAACGGTAATCCTACTTGTGGAGAAAAAAACGACCAAGAGTGTACGCCAGAACAAATACTAGAAGACTTAGGCAATTGGGTTGTTCGTGGTGTTGAGGATATCTTTGGTGGTGTTGATGATATAGATAGTATAGACATTGAAACTATTCTAGGTAAACTAGGTGGCATCTTTGGTCCTGTACTAAGTGGTATTATTTACGATCAGTTTAAAGACCTTATTAACAAAGAAATTGAAAACACTATAGGTATACCTGTTATACCTATTTCTCAAGGCTGTACTGGAACGCAAGAGGGTTTAGTCGATTACAACGACGGTAAGGGATGTGTAGAGCCTTGTCCGGCTGATCCTAGATTTTCTAAAGACAGTCCGTATTGTGTAGAAGACTACGACTGTTCTCAAGCTGGTCGTGAGCAAGTAGAAGGAGCAACAACAGCAAACGATTGTGGTGCTTGTACTGAAGTAGCAGAAGATAATACACCGTTTGAGGTTAATCCAACTACAGGTTTTTGTGAAGACCCTACTATAGATGATCCCTCGTTAACTGAACAAGAACAACTGTGTAAAGACACAGGTAGAAAGTACGATGACTTAAATGACATTTGTTTAAAAGAGTGTGATAATCCTCAGTATAAAATTGATGCCGACGGTAATTGTGGGCCTCCAGACTCAGTAGAACAGTGTACAGACCCCCATAGAGAAAAAGACGAAGATGGCTCTTGTGGGGTTAAATGCACTGACGGAAGTGATGCTGTAGATGGTACGCCTTGCCCTGATCCAAACGCTACACCCACAGGACCAGACGGTATAACGTGTGAAGACGGGATGCCGGGAGACGCTGGTGATTTTAACTTGGTTGAAAAACAAAACTGGTGGGCGGCTAACTGCAAAGATACTCACTGCACCGACGGAACTAAAATACCTGAAAATGGAGTCTGCGGTGGTAACGGCCCTGACGACCTATGTGACGATGGTTCTGAGCCTTTCTATCGTGTATTTGACGAAGACAAAGATGGAACCTTTACAGACCCACGTAACGGAAAGAACTATACTTACGATCCTTGCGACCAAACTCAGCCACCTGTTGAAGTAGACCCTGAGGGCAACGATCCTGACGGCAGTAACGGCTTTGTTGTAAACTGTAAAGAACCAAAACTAGGATTTACGCCTTCTTTTGATTTAGAACTAAATGCTGCTTATGCGGAATATAGTGCAAAATACGATGATGAGTGTGGTACTGGTGGACCGCCAGACCCAACAGAACCCTGTCCTGACTTTAATGGAGTAGAAGGACCAAGAGACGCCGAAGGAAACTGCTACGACTGTACTGACCCTGCTAATTCTTTAGCCTGTGGCTGGATAGAGTGTGACGATGGGACTATGGCTCCTACGTTAGAGGACTGCGGTACAGGCACTACACCTTGTGACCAACAAGACAGAGTAACAAACGGAGACGGCTCGTGTGGCGAATGTAAACCTGGATTTATAGAAGATCCTGAAGGGTTTGACCAGTGTATCACAGCACCCCCAGGGTGTAACGACTGTACCTGTGCTGAGTACGCCGCAAATAACCCTAAAGAGTGTACTACGTGTCCTGAAGGTCAATCTTACTGTGATTCCACAGGCCAATGCGAAACTGCTGAAAACTGCGATGACGGTGATGACGGTGGTGACGGAGGTAGCGGTGGCGGCGGCGGCGGTGGTATGTTTCAGCCGTACACTTTTGCCATAGCCGCAGACCCTCAGTTACAAACTCGACAAGAGTTTCCTATTACAGATTTCTTAGCTGGTATCTTTACTGGCACTGGAGGCGGTAAAGCATGACATATTTAAACTTAGTAAACAACGTCCTCAGGCGCTTACGTGAAGACGAGGTGTCTAGTGTACAAGATACAACCTACAGTAAACTGGCGGGTGATTTTGTAAACGACGCTAAAAAGGTGGTAGAGGACGCTTGGGATTGGTCAGCACTCAGGACTACCCTGACTGTTACTACGTCTGCTGGTACTTTTAACTACGTACTTACTGGGTCACAAAACAGGATCAAGGTACTAGATGTACTTAACGATAGCTCTAATTTGTTTATGAGTTATCAGACAGCACACTGGTTTAACGATGCGTACCTTAACCAGAGTCCCGTATCAGGCATACCTGAGTACTACACGTACAACGGTGTTGACTCTAACGGCGATACTCAAGTTGACCTGTATCCTCAACCAGACGACACGTACACCATTAGGTTTAACTGTATTCTAAGGCCAGACGACTTAAGTGCTGACACTGACGACCTTACCATCCCTGCCCAACCTGTGATACACCTAGCGATAGCTCTGTTAGCTCGTGAGCGGGGCGAGACAGGTGGTACATCAGCACCTGAGTACTTTGGTATTGCTGATAAGTTTTTGTCTGATGCGATTGCTCTGGACGCACAGAAGCACCCTGAAGAAACTATCTGGTACACTCCGTAGGAGCCTGACGTATGGCACAGCCGCTACAAAGTATCAACTTAGTTGCTCCTGCGTTTAAAGGAGTCAACACAGAAGACTCTCCGATTGCACAGGATCCGTCTTTTGCTGAAATCGCTGATAACGCTGTGATTGACAAGCGTGGGCGTATTGCTGCACGTAAGGGAGTAGACCTGTTAACTGCTGTTAACACACCTCTAGGTTCTGACTACGCTGTTAAGCTGCACCACTTTTACGATGACGCAGGTAACGAGGAAGTCTTTGTCACTGGTAACAACAAGATATTTAAGACTGCACAGACGACTAATCCTGACGACACGCTGACAGACATTACTCCAGGTTCGTACACAATCTCTGCAGACAACTGGAAAATAGTAAACTTTAACGATAAGGCGTACTTCTTTCAGCGTGGACAAGAGCCTCTGGTGTACGACAACGCGACAGGACTTAGGACGTTTGGTACAGCAACAGGTAGTTCTACTAATAGTAACTTCTACTGCCACGAGGCTCTAGCAGCTTACGGTAGACTGTGGATCGTAGATAACGCAGCAGACACACAGACTATACACTGGTCTGACCTGCTGATAGGAACAGACTTCACTGGTGGCTCCAGTGGTTCTATAGATGTATCTAAGGCTTGGCCTGACGGGTACGACGAAGTACGGGCACTGGTTGCTCACAACAACGCTCTGCTAATCTTAGGCAAGCACAGCATCATCGTGTACGATAACGCCGTTAGTCCAGCACTTATGGTTTTGTCTGATACCGTTGCTGGCGTTGGGTGCATCTGTA